GTTTGATTAGTATCAATTGTTACAAAGTCACCAGATATTGATCCAGTACTAGTAGATATTGTGGGTCTTCCTGGATGATAAATTGCCATATTATATTATTCCCTTCAATGGTAATTAAACTACGTTTCACTGAAGAGTATTTATATATATTTTTACTTTACCTATTTGTATAATATCTTTAGAGGAAATTTTATATTTAATATTTTTAAACATTTTTTGTCTATTTATATGACAAGGAATTTTTTCAGATACAAGTTCAATTGTTGGTTCTTCTTCAAACACAATTTTGAATAATTTTTCAGGGAAAAATTTATATTGTAATACTATATCATTATCAGGTGATTTTCCTACATTTATGGTACAATTTTTAAAATTTTCTTTAAATAAAATATTATTACCTTCATTTATTTCAATATTATATATTTTATTAGATACATTAATATTGGTTCTTCTATAAAATGTTGATATAGCCCCACTAATAAATAAAGGAGTAGCCCATCCATATTTTATATATTCAACATACATAGGTGGGATTGTAGGAATATCTATATATGGAGTATTTAATAAATTAGGGTTAAATACGTTTATACCTAAATATATCGTAAATAAAATGATGATTAAAAGAAATATTGTTATTAATAAATTTTTCATTTATAGTTCTCATTAAGAAAAGAAAATTCTAATAATTGCAGGACCTGAACCTTTGATATAAGATTTATTTAACCAATCAGAAATAGGAAACGTATATTGAATATTAGCTGCAATAGAGTCAAATACACCATCAAATTTATGAGAAACTTCAACAGTAGTCGTTCCAACAATATATCCATCTATAACAATACGTTTATATCCATTTGGATATCCAAGGACTGATGTATTAAGTTTATTTTGATATTCTTCTAGATCAGTTGGTGATAATAGATTTATAGCAAGAGTTGGTGTACTTGTTAAATTAACTTCAAATATTAAATGATCATTTGCAATTGTTTTTTCATACATATTTTAAATTCCTTCTTTCACGGTGTTCCGTATAGTATAGAATTAAATTCTTCTTCGGTAGGAATTTGAGGAGAAGTATATTCTATAGGGGATTCACCATTTTTGATTTTTCCTTTATTTTCATAATATTGAGGCCATACACCAGAAACAGCCGAATCATATTGGGAGATTATATCCAAAATAGGATGTTCGGAAGGGAATTTACCTAAAGCAACGTCACCTTTAATATTTAGGCATTTTTCCCTCATGTTTCTATCTACTAGAGATAAAGCATAGTCATTTGCTTTTTTCCATTCTGCATCTATCAATTTTTTAATTTCCAGAGGAGTAAGATCTATTTCTTCGTAGGTCAGTTCTTCGACCGTGCATCCCCACTCTGTAGCGAAATGTGATTTGAAGCCATCAAGCGTGCCGAAATTGCTTTCGATCAGATCATCGTGACAGCACATCGACTTGTCTTGATATGTGATTTTGTGTTCTTTGTTCATCTCAATACCTCAATATAAAACCAAAATAGATAGTAGCGCCAGACAGATCTGCGTTATTATAGGCTGTCCCATCTGTTTTTCGAATAATTGCTTCATTGCCAGACGTGGAAAGAAGGATCGAGAGCGGTGAGCCGCCATTGGTGTATCCTACGGGAGTGACGCCACGCCAAGTTTGCCCAACAGGGTTAGATGGAATACCGCTTATACTAGCGATGCTAGTGCTGGATGTTGTAGGGAACGTAACAAAGCCACCAACGAACTCCAGGCCCCCAATTCGACCATAGTCTCCGGCGGCACTGTCGAAGACAATGCCATTTCCCGTTGGCGTCCATGTATTGTCGGGCTTTTGATAAGAATCCAGCACATCCCCAGTGGCACCGAATCGGAACCCCTTACCGGCGGCAAAATAGAACCCTTCATCATCCATCAAAACAACATTGCTGTCGTTCTCCCGGAAGTAGATGTTTTGACCTGACTCGCAGTTCAGAAACAGGTTGCCAGTGGTCGAGTGTTGGACTGCGTAGCCGCCTCCAGTTGTGTGATCACGATGTCCAAAACTGGCAGCGTCCGAGTCACCGCCATTGTAGCCGATTGCCGCACGGCCAAGCGTATGGGTGGTATCGCCATCTGGCGAGGTAATCGTCTTGCCGCTGGCGAGGGCCATGCCATTCGGCGTTAGGTCTACGATTCTCGATAGAGAGCCGCCATCGGCCACATACATAGCCAATGCACCGTCATGAGCACCGGCAGTGTTGTCATCGATCTGAGCAAAAATACCGCCGTAAATCTTCTGTGCATTAACGGAGTCCTCCGCTCCCATCTGATACCCGACTAGAGAACCATTGACGTTGGTGTTCCTCCGTAGATTCGCGGTGTTACCAGACTCATCGCCACCAACACCGTCAGCCACGTTGACCTCGAAAGCGAGGTGTGAGGAGTCAGGATTGTAGACCTGGAATCCAGTGGTCGAGAACCCCATGTAACCGAGGCTGTCAGAGGACCAGTCTCGCATCCGCAGATACGCCGTGGAGGAATTTGAGTCGATATTCATCGTGTTGCCGGCGGCGACATCTAAACGCCAGTCGCCTATGGTGAGTAGGTCTGAACTGATAGACAGATCATCATCGATCGTCACTGTCGAGCCGTCGGCGCTGATCGTGTCGCCAGAGAATGTTAATGTTCCAAATTTAGAATTTAAATTTGCTGAGATATTTTCTACTTCAGAGGAAGAAATATAATCATCGACACTAACCGTCCAAGTATCAGAAGGAGATTCTACTACACTTATTCCTTCACCAGCTTCGACGGAAATATTACTGATCAAATTAGTATTTGCGTTTACGTCTGACTGCACACCCTGAATATCATAATCTATTTGATCAGATATGGAATCAACTTCAGCGGAAGTATAATAAGAACTAGATTCTTCGGTCGCCATTGTTCCTAATGAGGAAGTTATGATTGTGTTAACGTGACCGTAGTCATCATATCCTATTCCCTCGATATAATCCGGCCCATATCCTCCTGCAGGAGATGCCTCACTTACTGTAGTTTCATCATGATCGATGGTAACAGTTCCCCCAACTGTGGAGGCAGTTAATTTATTTCCACCTATTACTTCTTCGACACCTACATCTAGATTTGTTATTCTAGTATCTAACTCATTAATAGCACCTTGTGTATTTGTAGAGGTTACATTTCCTGAAGGCACATTAGTTATTTGAGAACCAGTATAATCTCCAGATATTGCAACTACATTACCCAATCTTCCAAATACTGTCATTACAGCATCAGTATTATCAACTTTTTGCCATATTGTTCCATTTGATATTAACCAATCACCAGTTTGAAAATCTATACCAAATTGAGTCCCAGAATCAGCACAAACATAATAATATCCTTTTGTTAAAGAATCTGGAGGATTTGAAACTGAAGGAGTATTAGTTGATGGTGCCCATGTACCTTGATAAGAAACTTGCCCAACAATGGAATCTGGTAATTCTGATGCAGGAATTTTAGCATTTGAATCTAGAGAAGCATATCCATTTGCAACAGATTTATTATTTTGAGTTTCTATTAAATTACCATTTGCTCTTATTGTACCAGTTAAATTAATCTGATTGTTTGATTGTAAATTAATATTACCATTATTGGAAGTATTGCTTAATACTATATTTGAACCATTAGTATCTGAAATATCTAAATTTATACTTTCAGCAGATGAAATATTAGTATTTCCCATACCAGAAGTTTTAATAGCAAGATTTTGATCAATTTCAGTTGAAATAGTTATTGTATCTGATACGTCTTCTAATACTTTTTTACCATTAACATATAAAGAACTGGCGCCCACATGAACTTCTTCTGCCCAAATATCAGAGAATCTATTAGCTGATGTACCTATTGTTACTACATTATCATTTTGTGGTACTATAGACCCTGAATCAGATATAGTTAATTGTCCAGTTAAAGTATCTCCAGAACTTAAGATATATAAATCACTTGAACCTGAAATATTATCAATTTGAGTTTGTAAATTTGATGAAATATTTTCTACTTCAGAGGAAGAAATATAATCATCAACAGAGAATACATAATCGGAACCTGATGAAGTGATAGTGATACCTTCACCTTCTAGTGGAGTAAATCCTCCACCACTACCACCGTTACCAGCAGTCTCACTGCGAGTCACAGGCGTGTCGGTGGTCTTGGTGTACTCGACCACCATGTGAGGATCTACCGAGGTAGTCCTGTCCTGGGTACTGGTCCACTCCAGGTTGGTCGAGTCCAAGCTCGCGTACTCGTCGTCTTGATCCGAGCCTGCTACGAAGAAGTAATCCCCTGCTGCGTCCTTGTACCTGACGCCGGCTGATAGAACCTCGTCTATGTTTGAAAGGCCATGAGCCACCTGTGCCGTACTGGCGTTTGGCTGGGCTGTCATCGGCTTTTCAAGGCGATAGACAGGAACAAAGGCGTCTGATCCTGTCTTGTGCCAACGGCCTGGGATACGGTATTCGGCGTCTTCCCATAGATCAGGGGCACCAGTCTGAGCAACGGTGGGATCAATGACCTTGAGCCAGCCGCTAGCAACTGGAACAAGGGTTGTGATTGTGGTTGGCGAGTCAGAAAAAACTATTTCAATGCTAGTTATCTCAGTAAAGGTAGAGCCGCCAACATACTGAATTGAAGTTTTCCAGTCAGCCAACTGGCTGGAATCAAATACCCTGCTTCCATGGATAGTTATCAGAGGTTTCCCGTTTTCTCCAATGATCACCTCTGCTGTGAAACGGCATATTTGATTGGACTGGGCTTCTAAGAAATAGCTAGAACTGCCCTCACCTGTATCCCCTGACCCGTTATCTACGAGGTCCCTCTGGTAATAATAGTCAGATGGAGTCCTTTCGCCATTTACAAAAATGTGAGTTAGGCCGTTGGATAAAGAGCCCAGAAAAGATCCGTGTGCTGTTAGGTGCTTGCTACCAGAAAAATTATCGACTAAATACGATGACTTATCTGTACCTTCGTCACTACCCACCACGTTCGAGATGTTGCCGTTGGCTGCTGGCATCTCTGTGACAGCGGCCCACGACCTAGCGGCAAACACTCCGGCAACTTCGTTCGAATTCTCAATTCTCAATTCGTACTCAGTGTCAACTGAAGGAGTGACTCTAGCCATGGCAGTAGTCTGCTGAGAGGCATCTTGGGAAGAATTGTTACCCAAGCACAGAGCTTTTGCTCCAACGAATACTGAGGCTGTAGTGTCATACCAAACATATCTAACAAACGCATTAGAAGTTGTAGTGTACGAACAGTAGATCGATGCTTCTAAGAATGCAACCGCCCCAGCCTTAACCTTCACCCTAAAGGTACTAGCGTCAAGTTCATGATCTCCCTCAATCTGGTTGAACTTAATGGCGTCACCTACACTCAGGTCGGTGGTCTGGTCCTCAGACATGGTCAGAATAGAACTACGGGCTGGAACTTGTTGAGTACCAATATTACTTCTTATAAATTCGTCGTTTAATTTTAAAGTACCGTTTTCTGTACTTAACTTATTATCACCCAAATACAAAGAGTTTTCGGAAAAATATCCACTTCTCCAAGGAAGATCTGGACTACCAAGATCATATACGCCAGATGCATCAGGAACTAATGAAGTTGGAACTCCTCCAGAAAGTTCCATAGTAGATATATCAATTCCATTATTTGTTAATTGAGTACATGAACCCGAAAGTGAACCTGTTCCTATTTCTGTTTCTATTCCATTTTCATCAACAGAGTATAAAGTACCAGATGAATCAGATTGTATGGTTATAGTATCAGGGTTGGATGCATCAAATGATGATTTTTTACCTAGTTCCAACCCACCTTTTCTAAATCCTGCTCGATTAGCCATTGAGCACTCCTATAATGGACGATTTATTATCGTGAGATGACAAAACTATTTATAACAAATATAAAAAAGTATTACCCTATTTTGTATGAACCTGAAATGATTATCTTTGGATTTCCTGTTATTGATGTATCAGTGATTACATTCCCATTAATATCTTGTAATTGGATATATTGGGTGCCTCCTATAATTACTGGATATAAATCAATATCAAAACCATCTTGATCTGTTGAATTTAATGAATAATTACAACCAGATTCACTAGAATATGGAATTCCACTTAATCTTATATATCCTGAAATTCCACTATAACTAGAAACATCAACCGTAATGGAAAAATGCACCCAATTTCCCATTTTTTGATAATTTCCATTTTGAGTTGTATATGAAACTGTTCCTGGTGTAATTGACCCTGCCAAACTTGGAGAAATACCACCTTCTTCAAACAAATTTACACCATTAATAATTATTTCATTTGTATAAACTTTCTTCCAAGGATCAGATTCGCTACCAAGATACGCGGCTGAAGTATCAGGAGTCAATGATATTGTACTTCCATCATCTTCAATATTAGTACCAGCAGCACCATCAGATAATATTAATTTACCATTATTACTATCAATTCCTTTATAAAGAAGTTGAGGATTAACTGTTGGTTTATTATATGTAATTCTTCCTGAAGTCTGTTGATTTAAATATGCATCAACCCCAGCACTAAAGAATCCTTCTATATTAAGAATACCAGCAGTCGCAACTTCAAAAATATTATCATTTATAATTTTGTTAACAATTCCATCTGCGAAACTAGATTTATTTGTATCTCCCCCAGCAGAAACCCATACTGGATTATAATTTGGAACTGCAAGAGAACCATCAATATCTAATATATTAGCAGTCAATCTATATCTAGTAGTACCATAAGACTGAGAACCACCAGTAAACATAATACCTATTCTATATTCTTCCCCATGAACGATTCCAGTGTCATAGTTATATCCATATGATACCCAATTATCATTTTCAGGTAACTTGAATGATGTATGTACTCTTATAGTTCCGTCTACATTTTCAGATTCTATTTTTAGATCTAACGCAGAATAAGAATCAGGATCAGATCTATAACTATCATTTTTATTGAAATTATCATCATAGTCTCCAACAAAAACTCTTGCTGCGCCTGGGTTATATATTATATATCTAGCATTATTGAAATTATCTTTAGGTGCAATGAATAACCCCATTACGCCTCTACTGTTAGTCCCTCCAGTATATTCAAATCTAGCAGAGAAATCACCATATTTATTTCTAAACTTTTTACTATGTGTAGCAAATCCATTTCCATAAGAATTGTTATAATATTGACCACCATATGCATTGATTTTATATCCTAACCCATCGATGTTTGAATATGGTTCATTTTCATTTACAATAAGACGGTAAGAGTCTCCAACATTATGGGTATCAAATGTATCAAAAATTCCATTGTATCCAACATTTTGTCTGACAGGATCTCCAACATTAAATGTATGCAAAGGCTGCATTGCAGTAACTTTTTCTAAACCTGAATTTGCACTAACATTAGCAGTTTGTGTCGCAACTTTATCTATTTCTCCTTGCAAATATGTAACGCTACCAGTAACTTCGTCAGTAAATGCTAATGTTTTTTGCGAATCGAATGTTAATCGATTTCCATTAATACTAATAGGTTTACCACCCATATACATAGTATTTCCAGTAATATATAATTCTCTCCATGGTTTATCAATAGAACCAAGATCATATACACCAGACATATCAGGAACAATAGATTCATGGGCAGTAATAGTCTGCGTACCAGTTCCAATTTCATCTATAAGACCGTTTGGACCAACGCCATTAGTACCAGATACTAATAACCAATTAATACCATATCCAGATGCATTTGGAACACCAGATAAAACAACATCGAATGATGTAGAAGTTCTATTTGTTATTCCATTTAAAAATAATGTATCTCCTGAAGTAGGTATAGTTAAAGAAACTTGAGCGTATACTTCATTTACATCAATATTTGAATGTGTAATACTATAAATTTGATCTGTAGTATTACAATCAACCATACCTTGATATACTTTAGCTCCACCAGAAATATTATCAATTTGAGTTTGTAAATCACCAGAAACAGAAACAATTAAACTTGTTAAAGATATATCTAAATTTTCAATATCTGTGATTAAATTACTACTTATATTTTCAACTTCACTAGAAGAAATATAGTCGTCTACTGAGAATACATAATCTGAGCCAGATGAAGTTATAGTGATACCTTCACCTTCTAATGGAGTAAATCCTGTTCCACTTCCACCTCCAGAAATATCACTTGATGAAATTCCAGTATCTACTATCTTACCGCTACCATTCCAAGTTAGAAAGTTACCAGAGAGAGATGGAGTTAAACTATCGAGATAAATATCATCTGGTTGAATAGCACCATTAACAATAAATCTACCATCATCTCCATCACCTATTCCAGCACCAAGAGTAAGCACCAAATCACCACCATTAGTGCCCGATGCAACTGAAAGTGGTCCACCATCCTGAGTTCTCATGTAGGTATGGTAAGCATCAGTATCAGTATCAGCATCGTGAGCAGTTAAATCAACATCGACTTCCATTGCGAAACCGCAAGTTTGGTCGGTGCTACGCATTACACGTTCACCTTCCGGTCCCATACGGAATTCTGCTGCAACAGCAACTTGACCGATGCTCATCTGTAGCTCGCCTTCGTTGGGATTGTAGCTACCCACGTTCCAACTGAACCCGCCGTCGTTACCAGTCCAGTAGAGGCGGCGGTCCCCTATGTTCTGCTGGGTAAGGACTATACCACCCGTGGTGCTCGATCCGCTTTGGCCTGCGGCGTGAATGTGGACACCAGCGTCAGATGAACTGTTATTTCCATTTGTTGATACATGAAGACTATCATCTACTATAAGCTCATTATCAATTACAACATTATTACTTGTGTCTACAGTAAGACCTTGAGTAACCCCATTGGAGTAAAGATGTATACCATAGGCTTCCTGGGCGAAAATGCGTAGAGAGTTAGTTGCATCTGTCCAGCCAGCAAATGCTTTACTTCCCCATCTTATGTTGTCGTTGTTGTCACCAGATAGTGTAATATCTGTACCAGAATCCATAGTAAGTGTACCAGTCATGGTGTCGCCAGACTTAAGTACAAAATTTCCTGAAATATTTTCTACTACAGAATAATTATTATCGATTTGAGATTGTAAATTTCCTGAAATATTTTCTACTACAGAATAATTATTATCGATTTGAGATTGTAAATTTCCTGAAATATCAGGAACATCAGTCTGTAATTGACTTATATCTCCAGTTATAGATTGAAGTGTTACTCCATTTGTAATAATTTTACCGTCATCTCCTACGATAACGATTTCATCATTTAATCCATCAAAAGGCTTAACAATTAAACCTTTTCTTACAACCCATTCATTAGCCATTCGATGCTCCCTTTCCACTATCCAGAGATGTGAATGTTATTTTGTTTAATATTATTTATAATAATATTGATAAAACAAAAGGAGCAATAATGAATCTATATTAACATGTCATTTTGAATTTCAAATGTCCACAGTCATATATTCGACTTAATCCATTCATTTCAGCAATTTCAAATTCAGTTAGATCATTATCTATTACTTTATATTTAGATTTTAATTTCTGTTTCGTGAAATTAAATCTATGTTTTCTCTTCCAATCTGTTTCTTCTCCGATATAGAAATAATTAGGACGTGTTACTGAAATTTGAGTGAATCCCATTTTATCGTAAACATTTCCTGTTCCCCATCTTCTATCACAAAAAGTAACAAGAATTTCATTTTTATGATTTCTTTTAAAATGATTTAATAAACGATTTGCTCCCCCTACTATTACATAGTCAAGTTTTGAGCAAAATCTATTTAGTTCCCAATCATAGTTTCTACCATTTTTTGAAATAGAAGGTTTGGAAAATGTCATAACTGAAACTAATTCATCATTATAGAATAATCCATATGATTCAGAAGTTTGACCTTTTCCTTGTATATGATTTTCAGAACAAAACTGTAATGCTAAAGAATTTTCGATCTTTTTAACTTCGCATTTTCGGGCAAATAATCTATTTTCTGTAATTCCTAATGCATTTTTAATTCTAGATTTGCAAATCTCTTGTTGATCTGTCCATTCATCTTCAAATATAGTTATTAATCTAATACCTTTAGATTCACAATGTTCTAATTTATTTTTATGGCTATTGTTATCATTTTTGAATTTGGTTGAGTGCCATATTAGTCCACAATATTCAATAGCTAATTTCTTTGAAGGGACATAAATATCAAGTTCAACTCCAGTAGATTTATCTTCTTGGATAACCTCATCATCAGAAAGAGAATCGACCCATTCCCATAACTTATTTTGCGCATTTCGCTTAGTCGATTTGAAACATGAAGGACAATTAACTATTTCTAGATTATTTATATGATTCCAATACCTTTCAAATTCTTCTCCACATTTGTTACATTTGAATTTAATAGATTCGTTTATTTTTTTGTAAGGGATAGTTTCTAATGTAAATATATTAGATTTGTTGCATATAGCTGATATTTTTCTGTAAACTCTTTTTCTATCTCCAGTTCTCCTACATGAGTCGCACCCTCCTCCCCTTCCATGGAATATTGAATTAGGATAACATTCTTTTATGATTCCGCAGTCATTACATTGATATTTGCATTTTTGTTTTGTATTGATGAATTCAACTAAAGTCCATTTTTCTTGTTCTTGTATTCTTTCTTTTAACCTGGGTGTCAATTTTTCCATTGGGAAGGGAGTAATAGGTTCAAATGAAGGGGGTTCAATTATAGTTGATAACTTATCTATTTTTTCTTCAAACTCTTTTTTTGAAATCAATCCTTTTTTGTTGTCTTCGCATATTTTGCATTTGAAAGGAGATTTATGGGTTTCCCAATGACCTAAAGATTTAATTTCTTTTTCATTTCCATCGAATTTGCATATCAATTTTATGGAATCTGTCCATCTATTGTAGTATTCTTTTTTAGGTTCATAATCAAGATTATATTTATCACAATATTCTTTTATTTCTTTTTCAGGAATCCCAAGTTCTTTATAATTTTTTTGTTTAATGCAATGAGGACATATTGTTGGATCTTTGTTTTGATTTTTGATATTATTCACAGATAATTTGTAAATATGACCATTTTCACATTTAATTGAAATTCGGGTATTGTTGTTATATTTTTCTGCGGAAGGATACTCAACTATATTCACATCTTTGAAAAAATGTTTATGATCTTCAAACTTCGGTTTTGGTCTAGGCATTATATTTTCCCTTTCTTTACATTTGATATATCATATCAAAGAAAAGGGAGATATCAAATGAAAAATTTAGATCTAAAAATTATTATCCTTAACAAATTTAACATATCCTGATCCATAAATTGTTAAACTATTCGCGTCAGCCACATTCACTTCAACATTTCCCTTTAAATGAATAGGAGAAGGTTCGACAATATATTCCTTTTTGAATCCAAGTTTTTCATATTCTTTTCCAAATGACCAATCTAAATCATCATAAAAAATAATTAAATTAGGTTTAAAATCATTAGTGAATGCTCCCACCACCTAAAGGTAGTGGGCTTCTAAAGTAACCTTACGATTACTTAAAGAGTCCATCCCGACTCTTAATATATTTTTAGCTGCGTTGAGGTCACGACCAATTTCCAATCCACAAGTATCACACTTGTGGATTCGGTCACTAAGGTCTTTTTTAACCTTAACGCCACATCCAGAGCATATTTGACTTGTGTAGGCAGGATTTACTTCCACTACTAAACTACCAGCTTCTTCCGCTTTGTAGTTTAGCATATTACGGAAAGTGGTCCACCCACTATCAATTATGCTCTTATTCAATGCTCTCCAGTTATTCTTGAGCATATCCTTAACTTTAAGTTTCTCCACACAAATCACAGAATAATCATTAACTAACTTGTGACTTGTTTTATGTAAGAAATCTTTTCTTTGATTTTTAATTTTACAATGTAACTTAACTAATTTCTTCTTGACTTTAACTTTCTTCTTATCGTCTTTAGGTAATTGTTTTAACTTACTATATTTACTTTGAGTTTCTTTTAACTCCATTTCACTCTTACGAAGAAAATGCGGATTAACTATTGTTTCACCATCACTCATGGTAGCAAAATCAATACAACCAACATCAATTCCAATTGCTTTTGTTTCAAACTTCTCTTTAACTCGTTTTTCTACCTTATATGCAAAAATAACATACCAGTCATCACCTTCACGCTTAATAGTGCAGGTTTTAACTTTGCCTTCAATTTCACGATGAAGATTAACTTTTACATCACCAACTTTAGACAGAAATAGTTTCTTACCACCTTCAAGTAACTTAAAGCCACTTTGAGGGAAACAAAAAGAATCATATCGGTCAAATCCTTTGAATCTTGGATAACCTGCTTTTTCACCTACTTGCTTAACTCTACGAAAGAAACCTTGGAATGCCAAATCAACTCTCGCAGATACATTTTGGAGAACTTGGGAGTGGACTCCTTCTATATCCCAAGTTTTGATTAAGTTATGACAATCGTAAACTCTTAATGATTTCTTTTCCTCTTCCCAAGCAGTTTTACGAGTTTCTAAAACTTTGTTGTAAACGAAACGACAAGTATCTAAAGTGGCTTGAAGTTTCTTCAACTTGCCACCTTTAGGACTTATTCTAAACTTGTAGTTTCGTGTTGTTTCCATATTAGTATTTATCGCCGATTTATGTAAATTGTTAAACTTTTTTCTTACAACATAATTATACTTGATTATTTTAGTTTGTCAAATATAATTTTTGTATGAGCGATTATCATACGAAGAATAGACATAAGTATTTGATTAAACTACATTTAGTGTTTGCCACAAAGTATAGAAAACGAATACTTAACAGTAATATAGCAAATGACATTAAGCAATTTTGTTTTGATGTTTGTTCTAAAAATGATGTGATAATAGACGAAATGGAAACTGACAAAGACCATATCCACATTTTAGTTGACATTCCACCTACTTTAGCACCATCAAAACTTGTCAAGTCACTTAAACAAGAAACAACTTGGAATATATGGAAAACTCACCAATCATATCTAAAGAAATGTTACTGGAAAGAAAATACATTTTGGAGTGATGGTTATTTTGTTTGTTCTACTGGTGATGCTTCTACTGAAACTATCAGGAAGTATATTGAAAATCAAGGATAAGTAGCCACCATTCATCCCATTACCTTTAGGTAATGGGTTTTCTGGTGGACCGATTATAAAATCTATATTTTCTTGTAACCCTATAGAAACTAACCATTCAAATATTTCATTTTCTTTAGAACTTATAGAAGGTACTACTATGCATTTAGGACACCCATTTCCATAATAAACATGATTTCTAATGCTTTGAACAAAGGGTCCATGTTTTTTGCAAATAATTGTTCTTTTTATACCTTTATCTTCCATTTCAGAATAATCGTATTTATTTCCATGTACTTCTTTTGCTTTTTTTATCCATTTATATTTAGTATATTCAAAATTTCTATTATATTTTTCATGTGAACATTTATTACAAGCATATTTTGTTATTTTATGTTTAAATGAACTATATTTAATTTTTCTAATTGTTTTGTGAATAGAACAATATATTTTCACAATAGTATTAGATCCATTGAATTCATTGTATGTTATTTCACACATAGGATTTTCTATTTTAACTTTTTCTATATATTCATCTATATCCTTTTTTGATATAGGTGAAAACTTATTACAACATGAAATTTTTCTAGCTTGAAAGGCATAATTTTTATTTTGCAATTTAGAAAAATTATGTTTAGGGCAATATACATTCACTAAATTAGGATCATCAGTTAAAGAATAAATATATCCAGTTTTTTCTGATGATAGTTTTAATCGGTTTTTAATTTCATTAGTTAATAATTTTTTCATCCAAAAACTCTTTAAATGTTTATAATATTATAACATTTTAATAACTATAATCAAATAATAAAACTTTCAAGATCTAAAAATTATTAACATGTCATGACTTTCTACTAAAAATTAAATATTTTATATATTGTAAACAAAAATGGGAGTCGGAATAAATCCGACTCCCATTTTAAGTGCTTTATTTATAATCGTTTATGATTAAGCTCTAGATCCAGCCAAGCTGGAGTTTTCTAGACCAACGATCTTAATGAAGCGATAGTAGTTTTCTGCACCGAAGAGGTTATCACAGATTCCATAGCGGGTCATTACACCGATTACTGGTTGGAAACTTTCAACCTGAGTGGTACGACTGAACATGACTGGAACGTATGGACAGTAAACGATACCTGCATCGTTGTCTTTTGGTCCCTTGTAGCCAACTACTGCGTAGTCTTCTGCTGCGAAGCTGTCACGATAGACAGTGAAACGACCAAGAGTACCAACTTTAGCAACACCAGAAACTTCAGTGTTCATGCTTGCAGATACAGGGCTGAGTAAGAAGTTGTCTAGTGCTTCTACTGCTGCAACGATACCTGGGGAAGCGATAATGAAGTTACCAGCACCACGACGAGTTGCTACTGCGATTTCATTGGATGCCTTCAAGAAGATGGTATAGAGAGTGCGGAACTTCTCTTGTTCCCAACGTCCATCAGCAGTACCGTCAGCAACACCAACGTTACCATAGTTCCAAGTGAGTACGCCACCTTGAACTGCACGATAGATGATACGATTCTTGATTTCCAAGTCGATTTCTGCTGCAATTTCATATGCGAGCAAGTCAGTCAACTCTTCTTCAACGTCAACATTGTGCATGTTTGCCAAGTCTTGTTGGGCTTCAAGAGTCCAACGAGCTTTGAGCTTACGAGTGTGAGCAGTGATCTCTTTCTTCTCGATAGTGAGACCCATTTCACGAATGTCATCAGATTCTCCACCACAAACTTTGTTGAGAGTATCGAGACGTTCACCATAAGCAGTTGGGTAAGCGTTTGCACCTTGGGTGAGACCAGTACCAGTAATATCACTTACAGTACCACCTGCACCAATCTGTTCTTGATTACCATACTGAGCAATAGCAGCATTAGCTGTAATGCTTGCAGCGGATGCATCAACAGAACCAGAATACTGTTGGTAAACATTGTTGTAACCAGCTTCTACACCAGCAACATCACCACTCTGGTAACGATAGCGAAGAGCATATGCGAGACCAACTGGAGTGAACATTGGCTGAACACCAACAAGATCGTTAGTGATAAGTTCTGGGAATACGCGAGCTACGAGTGGCATAGCGATACCCATATACTTAGCGATACCTTGTTGTGCATTGATTGCTTGGTTTACAGTACCATCGGCACAACCTGCACCTGCTTCACTTGCAGTACCGGATTCAGAAAGAATCTGTTTGTTGAACCATTTTTCTTCGTTTTCAAGAAGTTTTGCAGTTAAAGCCTGCTTTCTTTCGCTCTTGATGTGTGCAACCATAGGATCCCACTTTTCAAGAAGCATTTCTGTAGTCATTTTCATGATTATTTTCTCCCTTGTAGAAATTTGTTTGTTAGTTTATTTGGACTTAAAGATTAACCTCTAGAATATCTTGGTTGAACTTTATTTGCCCATGTTTGAACACGATTATCACTCTCGTTTAGAACTTCTTCTTTTTTAGAAGGTTTGTCTTCGACAATTCCTTCTTTAAGAACGTTCTTCACTTGCATATTGATTACTGCATCATCTTGCTGAGTGGTGTTCTTTGGATTTTCTTCTTTTTTCTGACCCTCTTTCAAAGTTTCTTTCTTTTGAACTTTTGGAGTTGGTTTCTTTGGTTCAGGTTTCTTTTCAGATTCGAGAATAATATCTCTTACTTTTGAGAAACGAGATTCAATTTCATCAACATCAAATCCTTCAAGAAGTTTCTTTGCTCTGGATCTTTGGTCTGAAGTAAGACCTTCAGTGATTGCCTCGATTTTCACATTTCTTTCAACTTCTCTTTTTTCCTTGATAAGAGTAATATTTTTCTTTTTCTCTTCTTGCAAGGATTTCTCAAGACTATCAATCTTTTCAGTTGATTCTTTAATCAACTGATATGAACTATCATCTAACTTGATAAAGTTTGAAGAAAAACTCTCCATAATACTTGATACAAGTGGTTCATAAACATCCAATTTAGCTGCCGCCTCTAAAATTTCACCTGGGATCATGTCTTCAAGTTTAGCTTCCATATAGTCACTAACTTTTTCGATCATATCACCCTTAAACTTTTTAACCTCTTCTACAAGGGCCGCATCTTTCTTTTCTTTGTAGAGTTTAGCCTGTTCATAGACCAACTCTTCGATTTTTTCTTTATGAAGTTCTGCTTTTTCAGATAATTTGCTTTCTGCTAAAGTCTTCCATTCTTTGGTCTGACGAATTGCAGATTCAGCAACTTCTGTTTTATAAGCTTCAGCTTGTTCAACGAGAACCTTTTCATTCTCTTCAGCTTCAGCTAGAAGGCGCTGTTTTTCAGCATCAACTGATTCTTTAAGTTCAGTTTCTTTCTTCTCAAATTCTTCTTTAAGAAGAGTTTCTTTAGCAACTACTCTAGCATCAACAGTTTCATTGATTAACTCAGTAAGTTTTGATCTTTGTTGTTCGGTCAAAACTTCTGCATAGTCAGTTCCTTCTAACAATGCTTCTAGAACGTTATTTGCTTTATTTTCTGACTTTGCCATTTCAGCGTCTCCTATATTATAGATATAACACCAATTATTTATAAATGTAATTGATTTGTTTTTAAGATTTTTTCACACCATCCAAAAATTGAATTAATGAATCATAGAAATACTGTGCTCTCTCTTCTAATTTGTTTGGAAGAACACTTAGTTTTCTTTCCAGTCCATCATAGCATTCAAGAATAACACCATTTCCTTGAACTATATATTCTTTATTCTCTAGAATACCATTTACAAAACCTTTTGGTGCAGAGGGATCAGCAACTGAATCAATTGCAATCATTTCATATGAATCTACATCTTTTGATCCATCAGGGTTTTCATCTTCTGATAATGCTCCAAGACCTCTAGTAGAAACCCCAACTCTCAATTTATCATCCAAAAATGTCTGTAAAATTCTGCCACAAGGATGATTCTTTAATACTTTTGCTTTACCAATACAATCATTACCTTGCCATTCAAGAGATGTAGTATACATACAAACTTTATCTAAGTTAATTTCAACCCCTTCAGGATGTCCCAATTCGCCAAAAGAACGGAGACCAAAATTTGGATCCATTCTTTCTTGCTTATACTTATTAACACATTGTTCCATCAATGGTCGTCCATAATTTCTTCCATTTCTATTTTTAATTTCAGTTTGAATAAAAGGACCTTCAATGAAATATTCTTTTCCAACAGAACCATCTTCTAATCGTGTTTGTTCCACGATAGTTTCCATAGGTCTATCGAAATAATTTTCTGCCTCAGTAATAAGTATCAATGTCATTTATTAATCCTCTTTAATCGCTACTTTTGATGCAACTTCATTCACTTTGGAATTTATTCCATCTAAAATAGCGGGTTTACGATTATTTATAACATTATGTATTGAATTTTGTACAACATCTGGGAAATGTTTATCTGCTTCGATATAATCATCCTTTGCTATTGCTGATAAAAAATTTTTCAATGCTTCGTTTGCCATTTTTTTCTCCTATTAGTTATTTATTATGCAAAACTTTCTAAGTCTTCTTCGCCTTCATCACCTAAGTTTTCTAAATCTCCAAGATCACCTAGATCACTATCTTCTCCACCGCCACTTGATCCACTTTCAAGACGTTTTTGTTCTTCCATTTCTAAATACTTTTCATTTTCTTCCCAATCTTCAGTTGAAAGTTTTAAGAATCTCTTCATTAAAAACTTCTTAGATAATAATGGGGTTTCACCTTCTTCATCAACTTCTGCGTATGGCATAAGTTTCTCTAGATTTTCTGATCGAATAGCAATAATATTAGATTCCAAATACTCTTGGAAAAGATTATCTTTGTGCAACTTAACTCTAATATCACTTTCAGATATATTGAATTCATCTGCATAACCTTTTAGTCTCAAATGACTCATATATATTTGAGTAAATATATCTGCAAATCTATTTGTATATTTTTGAGTCATTTTTGAGAAACGAACTTCGTCTCTGGTTATATCTGAAGTATCACCAAGAGAGAATCCAGATTCTTCGTCAACGCGAGATAGTGGAACTCTTAATCCTTGAAATAACTTCTTTCTAAAGTATTGAACATCATCAATCTGACCAAGATTTTCTCCTCCTGGTAAGGTCTCTACTGAGCTACCTTTTCCGTCTTGTTGTGGAAAGAAGAAATCTTCTATCATAGCTTGAGGATCATACATTGCTCCAGCATCACCAGATTCAGGATCATATGTTTTTCTTTGACGATATTTTCTCATCAATTCTCTAGTATATGCTTCAGCTTTTTGTTTTGGTAATTTACCAACTTCAATTTTGAAAACTCTACGTTCTGGTGCTTTTACCATACGATAAATGACCAATGAGTCTTCCATTTGTTTTAATTTTCTATAGTCAACTTTTGCTCTTTCTAACCAAGAAAGAACTGTTTTCGTAAATCTATCTTCATATGCATAGATTCCAGAATTTGCATATGCTACCATTTCAGGTGGCATAATTAAAATATTGTCATCAGATTTATGAATAAATTGATGAACGTCTTCTGATTCAATTTCTTCCCAAATTGGATAAGTATATTCAGGTCTCAATCTTTTAACCCGTAATATACCTCTATCTCTTGCAGTTACAGGATCTACAATTTTTTCAAAGAATATTTCCCCATCTATCATAAATTCAGAGAACCATTCATTGACATTCATATTTGCATCCATTACATCATTAATAATGTAATTCCATTCTCTGTTTAAATTTGCTATAATATTTTCATTTTGAAGTAATCTTTTATTTGTAACTTCAAGTGAAATAAATTTATTTTGATCATCAAAGTTTATTGCTTCATCTTCAATTTCACCTAAACAGAAAGAAATATCAGGGAAGAATGACATATCCCTCCAAACTTTTAAACGATTTATTTTACCAGGTTCAGCAGTATATACGAAATTATTCCAATGACCTGCTTGTCTTTGGAATTCAGCAGAAGACACAGTTGTAACGTCTTCCATGTCAGTGGCACCAGGTATAGGTTCTCGTTTATATTTATCACCTTGGTTATCAAATGTATTGTATAGTCGCTTAAAATGTTGTTGTTGTTGAGATTTAGTCCATCTATTTCTTCGTACAAATGGTTGAACAACTTTTCTAAAGAGATCGGCCATGTAGTTCGCTCCTTATTAAATTTTAGCACAAAAACCCGAATTCTCGCTCCTAAAATCAATAAATATTATTCATAGATAATATTTATATGAATTGACGGGAAGTAATAACTTAAATAAAAAGGAACTACATGAAGAATAATAGAGGTAGGAGAAGTAAATTTAAAAAAGGAATTTATGTTCCTGAGAACCCAGAAAAATATAAAGGTAGTAAAAGTCCAGTATACCGATCAAGTTATGAATTAAAATTTATGAGATTTTTAGATAAAACTGAAGCAGTTTTAGAATGGAGTTCTGAAGCTCTAGCTATAGGATATATACATCCTTTAACAGGTAGACCTGCCCGTTACTATCCAGATTTTTTAATTAAATATAGAACTAAAAATAATGATTACCAAATTGATTTAATAGAAGTAAAGCCAAAACGAGAAACTTTACCACCAAAAAAACACGGCAATAAAAAACCCAAGACTATTCTCTACGAGAAAAAAACTTGGGCTATAAATCAAGCTAAATGGAAAGCTGCACAATCATTTTGTGATAAAAGAGATATAAATTTTAGATTAATAACTGAAAATGAATTAAATATTTGTTAACAATTATATATCCCTAATTTCTTTCCAAAACTCTTTATCGTCAATTCTAATTTTTACTTTTATAATAAAATATTCAAAAATACCTATTTTTTCTTTATCTAAATATGTTTCAATATATATTTGAGAGTATCCTAATATATTATAAATTTTTTCTAACTCATATCTAACATAAGTATCTATTGTTTTGTCTAATTTGTTAATATTTTTTAAAACATTGGAATGATTAAACTTATATTCATAAAACGCATTATTAATGTGTCTATCTAAAATTTTATCCAAACTTTTTTCGTAATAAGATTTTAAAAAATATTGAACCATTTTTTCTTCTTCTGATTCAGAATGATAAATAACATACATCACATCTTGAGAAGAAGAGTAAGTTAAAGGGATGAAAGAACTCATTGGAAAATTTCTCTTTGTTTGTTATATTCGATTACAGGATTAATTGCTTTTTCAACATAATCCATTTTATTAACAAATTCTCTAAATTTATTTTTAGCAAAATATTGAAAAATATCTTTACCTGATGCAGGTTCATAATCTTCTACTGTTTGTTCTAAAATTTTAACTAATTTCTCGGGAATATGAGTTAAATCGATTAATATAGAATTCCTTTTAAATCCAATCTTAGCTTGTTTTCCTAAAGTTAAAGGAACTTCCTTTTCTTCTCCATCGACAGTTTCTTTTATTAAAATAGGAGAAACCTTTTCATTTCCTTCTTCATCAATTTCAGGATCACCATTTTCATTTAAGATTTGTTCAGTTAAGACTGTCTTATCTTCATATAAAGCTTGCAATTTTGAATTATCTTCTACATATTTTTCAGCAGTTTTTTCTCCTAAACGTTTTTTAACAGAAGGATCTTTCATCATTCTCTTAATAATATTTGGAATGTTATCGCCGGCATCACCATGAAGAATTTTTACTTTTAATGCTTTCAGCGGATCATCTGTTTTCATGAATTTACATTTCATTGGATCATAAACTTTAACATTTTTATACCGAAGAAGTTGAACATAGTCTCCATCTGATGTAATAATAGTAGAATTTTCATCTTGGTGTAAACGAACATATGCGCCTATAATATCATCAGCTTCCATATATTGAATACGAATTACCATAAAAGGAAAATACAACTTCATTTCTTTTAGTAATTCATCCATGGCATTAAACATACTATCCCAATCTATATCATCTTGAGCATCTCTTTTTTCTTTTCTATTTCTTTTGTATTCAGGATAAATCTTTCTTCGCCAATTTTGTTTACTATCTGCTGCTACAATGACTTGATCAGGTTCAAATTTATGACAAAATGAAAAAATAGAGTTATACATTACATGTTTAAAATAACCCCATCCTACATCTTCTATATCTTTACGGCAAGCAAAAAAACTACGGTATGCCATATGATTAAAATCTATTAATAAATTTTTCATTGTTTCTCCAATTCTATATGGAGATTATTATAACTGATTATTCTAATAGTTCAAGCTTTTCTAAATCTTCTCATTAATTTAGAATTATGTTTCTTTAAAGATTCAAGAACTACATCATCTTGTAAAGGCTTTTCGCGTGGAACATATTTACCTTCATCACAACTGAATTTGTTTTCTGCAATAAAACATGCACATTCTCTAAGAGTTGCATTATTTCCAATAGCATTTCTTCTAGCTTTTCTTCTTTGGAAAGTTGAACATTCAGATTCAGTTAACGGATCAATACTTTCTTCTACTTTATCTGCTAACCAATGTCGATTAAGTGCAGATTGTCCTCTTCCTTCATTAAGAATGAATTCGTCTTCAATCTTAAAGTATTCTTTAATTGATTCATTGTATTGATTTATATCTCTACGTTTCATTCCTAATGGACTTGGAACATCAGCAATACCTTGAGTCGCATTAATTGATTGGCTTACAGTTCCATCTGCAACTCCAGGACCTGCAACTGCCGCAGTACCACATTCATCAAGTTGATCCACAGAAAATCCATAATCGTTTGCAAATCCTATTACATCTTCCCATACTTTTATGTTTTTAGATAGTAATTCATTTATTATTTCTTCTCCCAATTCATCTTCAAATTTTCTTATATTTGTTAATGGTTTAGGGTTATGAGGTGATATAGTCGAATATGCGACTTTAATAGCAGTTTCAAATTCATTATTTTCATTTACTTGGTTGAAGTCTGACATCTCATCAACATCCAAATTAACTTGATCGTTATCAGTATTTCTATAATTTACATCTTGTGATTGTTTTTCTGCATCAGGATCAATAATCACTTGTGCATTTTCAGGTTCCATATCATTATCTACAACATTTTCTTCAAATACATCAGAATCATCTTCTTCTCCTAACATATCATCGAATTCATTTAATTTTTCTAAAATATTAGTTCTAAGACCTTCTAATGCATATTTTAATCTTTCATTATTTGTCTTTTTAATATCAGAAGGAGTTACAGAATCTACATCTACATTAAATTCATCATATTTATCCCTTGTAGAAGATGGCATGGTAGTATCTTTATTTCCTAAATCTCTTGGTTCTCGTTCCATTTGATTTTCTCCTTCAGTTTCCATTACTGGATCAGTTTGATCTATATCTGTTTGTTTGTACATTTGTTCACGTTCTTGTCTATTTCTTTTTTCTTCAGCTTCTTTTTTCTTCATTCCTGATTTTGATAAAGAAGAAATTTTACTATCAATTTGAGATTCTTTATCTTTTAATTTAGCTTTATCTTGATTTAATGATGCGATTCTTTTGGCAGTTGCTGGATCAACTTGGCTTATTATATCATCTTCGCTTAACTTTAGACCATCATCTACATCATATTCGTCTTTTAAATCATCTATTGGTCTTTCATTAGGTAATTGATCCTCAGGTAATGAATCAATTAAATCATCTTCAATTTCATCTTCATAAATTACTTCTTCTTTTCTAACCCTCTTTTTGTAACCATATCCTTCTAATGTTACAAATTGATCATCTTCATTAGTAATTTTAAATTTTTGCCCATGCCATTTAACGAATTTAGACATTACTTTTCTCCATCATTGTTTTTATTTATATCTATAATCGAGTCTCTCATTCCATATATTGAAATACAAATAGCGTCAGCTATTCCATCTGATGGGGTTCTGCTCCTTTTAGTTGGAAGAAGAGATATATTAGGACAATTAGTTTCACAAAAATCTATGGCATCTTGTTTATCACCAGACCCTTTAGAAGTACCAAATATCAAACGTTTCCATTCTTGTGGTCTGACTGTTTTTACTGGAATACCTAATGCAGCACATATTCCGTGTAGACCTCCTGTAGAATATCCAAAATTAAACATAGAAACACCACCTTGTCCAGGTCTAGCACCTACAAGTTCAATATAAACTTTATCTGGTTTATTTGCAATTAAAAATTTTGCTACTAAAGAGAAATCTACAACAGTATATGTTTTTTTAACTGGAGTTATTTTATGTGATGGCATAGGAACTACACCAATAACTTCTCCATTTTCACATACTGCCATTCCTCCAGTATTTCCAGGATCAATACCAACAATTTTCATTATTAATCTCTCCAACTCCTTCCATCATTATGACCATCAAATCGCACTTTTTTTGCCCATTTTTTAATAACAGATTCCATTAATGCAGGCATAAATTTTTCACCGCAATCATTACAAATAAATTGAATATCTTCTTTTGCTCCAAGTTCATTTTCATTTTTGTCTATTGTTAACTTTTCAGTATTTTCGCTTCCACAATTTGGACATGCGACTACATCTTCACTATAATCTGGTTGTTTTACTGGTTTCATTTGTCTCCCCTTGGTAATTCTTTAATTGGATATGATCTATCAAACACGACAAAACGAGTGTCAACAGAATCCATTCCATGTATACCTTCATCTACATCAAATTCAGTATAATCTCTATTATTTTCATCAAAATTAAATGCATTTCCTAATGATGGTAACATCTTTACCCATTTTGAAACAGATCCTCCAAATGAATTACCTTTATTTGTAAATAATTCGAGATCTGAAGCTAATTTTTTATATTTTTTAAAAATAAATTTAGTTAATAATTTAGAATATCCTCTACCTCGTTCAGATTCTAAAGTAGCAGATCTACTCAAAATTGGCATTAATCCATCAACACTAAATTTTTCTCCATCAATAACATCGACTTGGGATGCTGAAACTAATCTATCATTAACAAATAATCCATAATTTATAATTTTATCTTTAGGTCCATATTCCATATCGACCACTTCTCTAATTTCAGAATCTCCATTTTTCCACAAAACTTTAGCAGAATCTTCATAATCATTAAAAATATCAGATGGATCCCAATCTTTTGGATTATAACCCTCCTCATCATAGTCTTCATAATTATGAACTTTAGGCATCTCAGATAAAACTTCTTCAGTTATAGTTTTATCATGGAATTCTTTTTCAGTAGAAAATGGAGCAATTTTAATTCTACTATTTTTATAAATTCTATAAAACATATAATATTTAACATCATCTTTAGGCATTATATAATATCGACCTTCAAGAACTGCACCTTCTTTAGTTGGATCATTTTGTTCTCCTAAAAACATAAGATATTCAGCATCACCTACAGCTTCTTTTATTGCAGTTTCCATTGATTTTTTAAGTCTATCAAATGTTAATCCTTTAGAAGAAAAAACAGTATCTCCATTTTTTTCAGCATTACGAAGTAATCTTCCTATTATTCTTAAACTATTTGTAGATAAATTTTCATCAAAAATAAAAATCTGATCAATAACATCATCTATAAAATGCTTTACTTCGGCTGGTTCTAAATTATTTTTTAATATTGAAGGATTATTTTTTGCAATTTTTGCTACACTTCTTGTAACTACATCAAAATCAGTACCATCAATTAATCTTTGTTTTCCACTTCCAAATGGTACATTGGTAGAATGGGCAAATGGACCAAGATATTTAATTTCAACATTTCCTATTCCATCTAACAATACATCTGTATCTCCTCCAGTTCCTCCTATCCATTTACCAGCAGTTAGTGCTATTAATATTTCACCAGGACCAACATCACCAGCAGTAACATCAATTAATTTATTAAATACATCAGGATCAAGTTTATATGAATCTAATGTACCAACCTGTGAAATTTTAAAATTTTGAGGAACCACAGAATTAGGATTTTTTGTTCTTTTAATAATATACTGAACTAAAGGACTATTTGGATTGTCATTTAAAATTTTCATTACGTCATGCACTAAATTAGGTCTAATATTAGATTCTAATTTTTTCTGAATATGTGTTTCTACTAATATAGATAAACCAAAATAATCATTAAATCTCATTTTCTAATCCCATTTTTCTAAATATGTTGTGTTCTAATAATTTTTGTTTAACATTTTTTAATTTTTCAGGACTAAAATATGGTTTTTTTGTTAATTTTCTTTCTTCAGTAAAAAAGAATTGATGCCTTGAATTTAATATATCAGTTCCATCTATAATGTTATAATATTTCAATATAGTCTTAATATTGTTTTCTACCAAAATATATTCATTATGAAGTAATGTATGACATAAAGATTCCATTGATTCCATTAAAATCCCAACTTCCTGATCAGATTTCTTTAAAACATCAAAAATGATTTTTATATCTTCCCTTGAAAGGACATTTCCTATTTGAGATCTTTTATCAAATTGAATTTGTTGTAATTTGGTTTCTAATTTATCTCTTATATCGCCCATAAGGAATTTCCTCATAATATTTTTATTATTTTTATGTTATAATAACATTCTAACTTATTTATAATGTTTTTAATTAAGGATATTTATGTTTAGTAGTAAAAGTTTAGAAAAATACCAAAAACCAGAATTAATTGAAAAATATTCTGAAAAAATGAATGCCATGAAAACAAAGGCATTAGAAAAATTTAATGAACTGCAAAATCAAATAGAAAAAGATTTAGTTCCTATCGATAAGACCAACTTAGCAGGTGAAACTAATAAAAATATTCATTTATTTCATACATATATAAGTAGACAAACTGAAGAAAAAATAGCATTAAGTAATTTAAAAGTTAATAAAGAAAAAATAGAAGGTGAATTATTTGATTTTTATAGAAATCATTCAGACATTTCTTCTAAACTAAAATATGAAAATGCTATTGCCAAATATGTTTATGCTCATCCATGCTATATAGCAATAAATAAACTAGTAAAGGTTCAAGAAACTTTAGTGGGGTATTTGGAAAATATTATAACTATGATAAGAGACAGAGGTTTCGCAATTAAAAATGTTATTGAAGCAGTGAAGATTGAGATGGGAATGTTTTAAATGTCAAAAGAACGATGGTTACACATTGAAAAAATAGATAATATAAATGCTAGAGTAACTACCAATCATCCTAGTATTTTTGGGGAACTATATAACCATCTTTCCTACTTTGTAGAAAATTATCGTTTTATGCCTAAATATAAAATGGGAATGTGGGACGGTAAAATATATTTTATGCAAAAAAATGGCATATTCCCTATAGGTCTTCTTAAATATGTCTATAAGTTTGTTAAACAAAATGGAATTAAAATAACTATAGATAAATCTTTAACAGAAAAAAAAGTAATAACAGATTTTGCAGATATAACAGAAACCTGGTTAGGTGAAAATGAAAATGGAGACCCATGGGTTCCATATAACCATCAAATATCAGGAGCATTAAATGCATTAAAATATAATAGATGTATATTAGAACATGCAACATCGGCTGGTAAATCATTAACGATGGCATTAATTATAATGTACAAATTATTAAAGAGACAAAATAAAAAAATTTTAGTTCTAGTTCCAAGTACAGGTCTAGTAAAACAATTAACAAGTGATTTTATAGAATATGGAATTTCTCCAGAATGGATAGGTAACTTTTATGGAGGACAGAAAGATACAGAAGAACAAATTATAATTTCTACATGGCAATCAATGTGTAGACAAAAAGAATTGGTTAAAACCTTCGATATGTTAATTTGTGATGAGGTTCATAATTTACGGGGAAATGTTGTAAGAAGTGTTGCAGACAATGCAATCAATGCAAATACTAGAATTGGATGTACTGGAACACTACCTGATCCTAAAGTGGATAAAATGAGAATTGAAGGGTCTTTAGGTCCAGTAGTTCATAAAGTAACTGCAAGAGACCTAATAGATGATGGTCATGCATCAGACGTTTTAATTAAACTTGCTTATATTTTTCATAAAAAAGATATTAAGAAAAAAATTAAAGGTTTACCATATGACGATGAACGTAAATTCTTAGAAGAATATGAACCAAGAAATAAAGTTATTCGACATATAGTAAAAACTCACCATAAAGCAGACCATAACTGTCTTGTTTTAGTTGATCATATAGAACATGTGGAAAGATTAGAGGAATTATTAAAAACATTGGGAGAAGATAGACATATATTTGTTGTAACTGGAAAAACAAAACCAGATGAAAGAGAGAAAATAAGAAAATTTGTAAATAAAAACAAAAAATGTCTAATAATTGCTACTTATGGTGTGTTCTCAACGGGTATATCAATTAAAAGGTTACATGCTGTAATTTTTGGATCTGCTGGTAAATCAAAAATAAAAACTTTACAGTCTATTGGTCGTGGATTAAGATTACATAAAGAAAAAAGTAAATTAATGTTGTATGATATCGGAGATGATCTTTATTATTCAAATAGACATTTACAAAAAAGATTAGAAATATACGAAAAATCTAAATTTGATATAATTGTCGATGAAATAAATTTGGAGAAATACTAATTATGGCAGTATTCCGAAATGCGACAAATCAAATAATAAGAACTATGATTAATGGTTCTAGACGTTCAGTTAATCCTGGACAATCTATACATGGTCCAGAATCATTATCTTCCATACCAGGATTAGAATTAATAAAAAAGAATAGAAGAACAGTAATTACTCCTATTAATAGTAAATCTAATTCTCCCCCTAAAAAAAGAAAATCAAATACAGTCTTAACTCCATCTAGAACAAAATCAGTATTTACTAAACAAATAAATGAAGAACTTATCTATCATAAAAAAATGGTAGAATTGGGTGATTTACCTAGCGTTTCTATTGCAATTTTAACGAAAGATTCATATAAACTAATTTATGAATGTTGCGAATCATTATTAAGTAAAGTAAAATATAAAAATACAACTATAACCATATGTGATACTGGAACAACAGATAAAAACGTTTTAAAGTATTATGAAGAATTAAGTAAAAAATGTAAATCTAAAGGATTTGGATTTCAGATAATAAAAATGAATTATTATCAATTCAGTAAAAATTATAACGAAGTTGTAAAACAAATAAAAACTGATTATTTTTTAATCCAAAATAATGATACAAAAGCAATTAATGATTATGTAACAAAAATGATGGGAATTGCAGTATTAAATAAAGTTGGCTCAGTAGGACCAAGAATGAAATATCCTGATGGTAGAATACAACACGATGGTCAACATATTTTCCAAATTTCAGGTGAACATAGACCAGGAACAGCAGGACATTTAAATATTGGTCTTAGAGATACACAATTACCAAAATCAGAAAAAAGATCAAAAATTGTTGATGGTAATACTGCTGCTGGATGTTTACTAAGAACTGATGATTTTAGAAAAATAAATGGATTCGATGATAAGTATCTTGATATTTTTCAAGATGTAGATCTTATGATTAAAATTCCTTTTATGACAAATAGATTTAATTATTGTAATAGAAATGCTGAGATAGTACACCATGATAATGCATCTAGACTTTCAAATGGACCAAGTGCAGAAAGAATAAATGCGATGAGACAAGATACAATGTATCTAAAACGCAAATGTGATATAAACGGATGGAAAAGAAAATTACCAGAGAATGTAGATTTCAGTATTGTCGTTCTTTCTTATAGTTATGACAAATATTGCGATATGTTAAAAAGTTTAGAATATCAAAATGGAGACCATACCATAGAAATTATAGGAATACCAAATTATTATGGTATGTATGATAATGTATTTAAAGCATATAATGATGCAACAGATGTTTCGTCTGGTAAATATATGATATATTGTCATGATGATATTGAAGTTACTCCTGAATTTTTAAATCAAATAAAAACTAATATTTCAAATTTAGATTCTAAAAATATAAAGTGGGGAGTTTTAGGTCCTGCTGGAATTTTTCAAAATACTCATAATAGTGCATTTTATTTATTAGATAAAAATAAAATACCATTTAACATCCCAGATGAAGTAAATAATGAACCTTATACTGAAGTAGAATCATTGGATGAATTATGTCTTATAACTCAAAAGAATAAAGATATAAGATTCAGTGAAGATTCATTAGATGGTTTTCATTTTTATGGAATTGATATATGCAAACAAGCATTATTAAAAGGAATGAAAAATTTTGCTATAAATTCATATTGTCATCATAAATCAGATGGATCAAAAAATATTTATGATAGGAAAAAATTCTCTGATTTCGTTAATAAATTAAAAAGATGGCATATGTTTGCAAAGTCAAATAAAATATATCAATGGAGAACCACAACTGCTCATTGTAATGGAAAAGTAATAATTATTTATGCTACACCAGATTACATACAAAAGGAATTAAACGGTTCACCATTAATTATAACAGCATGAATATGAAATTTAGGTGTTGAAAAATAAACCTACTATAATATAATTAATTCTTACAACTCAGGGGTTTAAAACTAGTGTTCCCATGCTCTGTAATATTGGGCTGATCAGAAAAAACACGGGAGAAGGTCATTTTTAATGGGGCCAACAACCATTAATATATGGCGGGCGTTTTGTGTAGTTGTACGCTGGGTAAATAATGTTGGCGTCTGATACCATAAGGCATCCACAGACGATAATAAAAAGGGTCGTAGCTGCTACTATGTCACATACTGTGAAGGTTCTAACTTTTTAACCTAAATTAAAGTTAGAGTAGAGGTCTATGTGCAGCCCACCCGAAAATCGGAATTTTACTCCAGAAGGGAATCTTTTCTTTGATGGTATATATATGTAAAATAAAAGTTAAATAAATAACAAAGTAAATAAAAAATTTAAAACTATCTTTAAATAAATTAAACTAATCTTAAACTATTTAAATAATTAAGATAAAGGTAAGTTTTTCCTCAAACGGCCTATAGGCCTATAATAAAAATTAGGAAAAAGGAAAGGTAAAAATTAGGAAAAAGGAAAGGTTTAGTTAATACCTAAATCACTAAGTTGTTGTAAGGTATCTTTAGTACTAGTATGTAAAATTCCAGTTCCACCAACGCTTACCCATCCAGGTGTATCTTTATTCTTTGATTTTTTACCGTAAAGTTTAGTATCAGTATCATCAATAAGAATATCATTAGGTCCATTTGCTTCTTCAAATTTATTTCGTTTAATAATTACACGATCAGCATTTTTTTGAAGGCCATGAGTTTTTAACCATTCTCTTTTTCCTTCTTCTGCTAAGTTACGTTTAATTACAATTCCTTCGTTATTAGGAATATCAATAGAAGAAGAAGGAGAACTTAGGATATTTAATTCGGAAATTTTACCTTCTTTACGAAGGTTCACCAAAGTATCCCATAGTTCTTTACCATCATCTAACCACTTAAGGTTCCTCCAGAAATCTAAAGTCCTTTTTTCATATAAGGACCAATCTTCAGGAGTGAAAAGTTTTTTCTTTTTTAATCCAAGATCAAACCCAGGTATAACTGCCCAGAAATAAGCTTTAGCTCTATGCTTTGCTGCTTTTTTATCTTTATCGCTCTTTGCTATGGATACGAAATAATCTTCAATCTGATGCTCTATTAGACCCCATTTACTTTCATCTTTGAGGTTAATTTTGTTATAAAGAGGGGTTTGTTTAAATCTTTCAACAAATCCTCCCATAAAATCGACAAGAACACCATCCATATCAACGAAGATATTAATATCCATATCATTTTCCTTTTCTTCTATCAAAATTTGTGAGAAAAGATTTGTAGCACGGTTTCCACTATTGTCAAGTGATTCCTTAAGTCTATTAAATGACTTTTTAGCTGTTGGTCCAACTGCAACACCACCCCAACGGCCGTCATTTACATGACCTAATTTATAAGAACCAAATGTTGACTTCTCCCAAGATTCATCTAGTTCACCTTCAATATTAGCAGTATCTACAATGAATGTAACATTGGAATCATCATGAACTGGTAACATTTTACCCATTGGTTGAACTTTATAAATTACAGGATTTCCTCCATTTCTTCTGCATATATCTTTAGCTATGTCTTTAGCTTCATTAATATCTGATGTAATTATTACAGGCTCTTTTTTCCAAATTTTTAATTTATCTTTAACTTTGTTATTTGTACTTGTTCCTGCATAATACATAACATTATTTTCTTTTAGAAGATCTTTTTTATTTCTTTTCCATGAATGATGATATAAGTTAGATTCTCCTTGATTTATGAAATATGGAGTTTCAAAAGAGGGTAAATCTTCAAAATAATCTTTTAATGTAGATATTGCTTGATTTCCAATTTTTCCAAATCTACCAAGTATCAATTTATGATTACCTGGTTTGTTTCCAAAAGGAGGGGGAATTAAATGAGATTGGTCATTAATTGGTACATATCCTGTTATTCTTAACCATTCGTCGTTTTTATCTGCATCGTGTGATATTATTACATCCCATCCCATTCCATCAGCAGGATTTATTAAATCTGGAAATTCTCCATAATCAAATGGGATAGGATTTGGGTTTCCCCATTTTTTATGTACACCTTTATTTTCTTCAATTTTTAATCTTGGTAGTGTATTTTTCAAAAATGTTAATATTTCATCAAATGAAATCACTTTACGTTCATTTTCGAATAAAATTTTGTTAAATTCATTCTCTATGTAATTCATATAATATATCCCCAAAAAATATATTTATACATTTTTCATCAATGAAATAACCTATTGATAATAGATTTTTTTGTGCTATGATATCTAAACATATGTTATATTTTTGTTTACAAAAATGTTTTTGATATATTTTTTTAGGATCATAAATACAAACACTATGATGATGAAAGAAATAATATTGTTAATTAAAACATAGACCAATTAAAACAAAAATATATTTTAATAATTTGTAGAGAAATATATCCTAATTTTTACCGTTGATAGGAGATAACGAATGTCTTATAAAGCTTTAGCTGATTACACCCAATATTCAAAATACGCAAGATATAGTAAAGAAAAAAATAGAAGAGAAACATGGAATGAACAAGTTGAACGTGTATTCAAAATGCACGAAGAAAAATTTGGTAATAAGCTTAATGCTATAAGAGATGAGTTTGAATGGGCTAAAGAAATGGTAAAAAAGAAAAGAGTCTTAGGTTCTCAAAGAGCATTGCAATTTGGAGGGGAACCAATTCTTAAAAAAGAAGCAAAAATGTACAATTGTACAGCCTCGTATGTTGATAGAGTTGAATTCTTTTCTGAATGTATATATCTTCTTCTTTGTGGTTGTGGTGCTGGATTTTCAGTCCAAAGTCACCATGTAGAACAACTACCAAAAATAAAAGAAAGAACAAAAGGCGGAAAACTTTTTGTTATACCTGATACCATTGAAGGCTGGGCAGATGCTATTGGTGTTTTAATGCAAAGTTACTTTGTCACTGGTAGTAAAACATATAAATCATATGATTATGGTCTTATAGATGGATATGAAGGTTATAGAGTAGAGTTTGATTATAGTCAAATTAGACCAGAAGGTTCTCAAATATCATGGGGTGGAAAAGCTCCTGGTCCAAAAGGTTTAGAAAATGCAATTAATAATATTGAAAAATTAATGGACGATATTATAAAGAATAAAAAACAAGATAAATTAAAACCAATAAATGCATATGATATTGTCATGCATTCATCTGATGCAGTGTTATCTGGTGGTATTAGGAGATCTGCTACAGTATGTTTGTTCTCACCTGATGATGAAGAAATGATTAATGCTAAAACTGGATCTTGGTTTATAGATAATCCTCAGAGAGCTAGATCAAATAATTCTGCTCTATTAATTAGAGATGAAATTACAAAAGAACAATTTTCAAATTTTATGAAATCCGTTAAAGAATTTGGTGAACCTGGATTCATTTGGAGTGATGATAAAGAAGCATTGTATAATCCATGTGTTGAGGTTGGGATGTATGCTAAAACAGAATCAGGAAGATCTGGATGGCAAGTTTGTAATTTATGCGAAATAAATGGTAAAAAATGTAAGTCAGAAGAAGAATTCTTAGAAGTATGTAAAGCTGCGTCTATATTAGGTACTCTTCAAGCAGCATATGATAATTTTGATTATGTTTCAAATGCAACAAATGAAATTGTTAGAAGAGAGGCATTACTTGGAATTTCAATTACTGGTATGATGGACAATCCTGAAGTATTATTTGATCCAAAAATCCAACGTAAAGGTGCAAAACTTATTTTAAAAGAAAATGAGAAAATTGCAAAAATTATAGGGATTAATCCATGTGCCAGGGCTACTTGTGTAAAGCCTGCAGGTTCAACTTCTTGTATACTTGGAACTGCATCAGGAATCCATCCTCATCATGCTCGTAGATATTTTAGAAGAGTTCAAGCTAACAAGTTAGAGTTTCCTGTTCAACATTTTATGAAATATAATCCAATGGCAGTAGAAGAATCTGTTTGGTCAACTAATAAAACTGATCATGTTATAACATTTTTATGTGAAGTCCCTGAAGGTGCCAGAACTAAAAATCAAGTTAATGCTGTTAGTTTATTGGAACATGTTAAATTAACTCAACAGAATTGGATTGAATCTGGTACAAGAGTCGATAGATGTATGAAACCATGGATAAGACATAATGTTTCTAATACTATTAATGTAAAAAACGATGAATGGGATGACGTAGAAAAATTCATATACAATAATAGAAAATGGTTTGCTGGAATTTCATTACTTCCTAATTCAGGTGATAAAGATTATCAGCAAGCTCCTATGTGTACAGTTTATACTCCAAAAGAAATGGAGAAAGAATATGGTGATGGTGTTGTAATGGCATCAGGATTAATTGTAGATGGCCTTCATGCATTTAATAATAATTTATGGACAGCATGTGATTGCGTTCTTGGTATTGGAGAAAAATTGGAATCTTATGATAAACCAGAAGAACCATTTCTCCCTCCAAAAAATGGATATAGTAATAATGAATGGACTAAGAAGTTAGCTAAATATTCTGAAGATATAACCAAATACCATGATGATCTAGATGAATGGAATCTAATGGAATCTAAGATAGATTGGGTAAGAAGAGTAAAACAATTTTCTGAACGTTATTGTGATGGTGATGTTCGCCGTTGTACATATCTTATGAAGGACGTACATAATTGGAAGTTGTGGTTGGATCTAAAACGAGAATATGTTGATATTGACTGGTCTCAGGTTGTAGAAGACGAATATGAAATTGATGTTGGTAGTCTGGCTGGTGAGGCATGCAGTGGAGGAAAATGTGATTTAGGCGATTTAGGAAAATCAATAGATGCTAAAAAAGAAACTGAAAAATATGTGATTAAAGATGATGAATCATCAGTAGCTTGAATATTTAATTAGTTACCCTATCATTAAAAATGATAGGGTAATTTTTTATATAAACCCCTTATATTATTAAAGGAGAAAAAATGATAGTAGAAATTAGGCAAGGAGAAGGTGGAAGAGACGCTAAAGATTTAGTAGAAAAATTATTTGGAATTTATAAGAGATTTGCGAGCAAGGAGTGTCTTTGACCTTAAAATAATAAAAGAACTTCCAGGGTTCATTTCGTTTGAAGTTAAAGGGAGAAATGTTGAGATTTTTTTGAATGAAAGTGGAGGTCACCGATGGCAAAGAGTTCCCCCAACAGAAAAGAGAGGAAGAGTCCATACATCTTCTGTTACTGTAGCAGTTTTAGATAATTTCATAAAAGAAAAGGTAGAACTTAAATCGTGGGAATATAATATCAGAAGATATAAAGCATCTGGTAAAGGAGGTCAACATAGAAATAAAGTAGAAACTGCTGTTGAGTTATTGCATTATGAAACAGGTTTGACTGCTAAATGTGACGAAGAACGCTCTCTTAATTCCAATATAGAAATTGCGTTACAAAGATTAACCGAAAAGGTTGAACAATTTAACAATGATAAAAAGATTGATGAAAGGTCTAAAAATAGAAAGTACCAAATTGGGACAGGAATGAGAGGAGATAAAATTAGAACAGTACAAGAACAAAATGATCAAGTAGTTAATCATTTGAATGGAAAAGTTATGCCAGTTAAAAGTTATTTCAAAGGATTCATCGATGAATTATATTAATTTATCATCTTCCCACCAGAAACCCCACCACCTAAAGGTGGTGGGATCATTCACAAATCGTATATTATATCATTATCTTGTTGGAGGCCAAATGATTTAACGAGTTGACCTGCAACTGCGTTAGCTTCGTCTTCTATTTGACCACCTACTACTGGTATATCTCCAACAAGACGACCTTCAATATCTTGTTTAAAGTGAACTAATTCGTGAGCTAGAGTTCTTAATGCATCTACAAATGCTCTACTTCCTGCCAAAGCACCTATTGTTCTTTCTTTTGGATTATATACACCAGTTGTCATAGGACCTTCTCGGTTATACATTAATCTAATAGATGGAAGTTCTTCTAGTTTAAGATAATTTTTACAATGATTTAAGAATTTATCTAGAATATATTCATGTTCAATTGTATAATTCAATTCTTCATCTAATTGGGTTCTATGTCCACCCTGAATTGTATTAGAAGGATTTTGCATTATAGACCATGATAAACCTTCAAAAATATATGTTTCTGATATTGTTCCATTTTTCTCTACGTCTATCCATACATTAACATTAGGAGTTTCTAATAAAATATCTTCAGCTTTTTGTTTAGCATTATCAAGAATGAATTTAGTATCGTGGATAGTTCCACCAATTAATCTATCTTTTGAAGACTTAATTAAAAATTTAACTATATCTTTTGTTAGATTTTTAGGATCAGTATTTTCATTTAAAATTTCATCGCTTAGAATAGATTTTAATTTAGTTTCATCTGTAGGTTGGTCAAAATCAAATTCCATTATTCTCCACCTCCACCATCTCCACCTCCGGCGTCACCACCTGCATCTCCACTTCCATCTTCATATCCCCCAAACCATGGTCCCCATAAGTAACCACCACGACCACGTTTAGATTTTCTTTTACTCTTCTTTTTCTTAGCTTCATCAAGTTCTTCTTCTTGTTCAGTTTCGTTTTCTTTATTTTCTTTAGCTTTTTCTCTTGCTTGTTCTTTAGCTTCATCTGAACTAATGAATGCATCTTTTATATTTAATCTTATATTATTTCTTAAATCATCATCTTCTGACATTTTATATCTCCTATGTTTATATATTTATATCTGGATTGTAGGATTACATTCATCTATAGATTCTATTTTTGTGAAATGATTTTCTTTCTTCAATCTAATTATAGAATCAAAGTCATCTTCACTTATCTCGGATTTATGAGTTATAATATATACACAATGATTTGAATTACTTTGTTTAAACTCAGTTTTAAGATAATTCATAAGCATTCCTATTCCATATGAACACATAGAAGAATCTAATATTTCATCTAATACTAAAATATTACAATCGACAGAATTTCTCATTCTGGATACACTAACAGTTGTAAACATCCATGCTAGATCTATTCTTTTTTGTTCTCCACTTGAGAAATTTTCGTATGAAAATTGATCTCTGTTACGGGATTTAAGAGTTTCTTTTAATTGTGAATCGAATGATATTGTATAATGTGCATTTAATAATGACAAATGTTTATTCATTTTTTTGTTAAGAAAAGGTAAGATTTTTCTTATTGTATAATTTTTAATTCCTCCATCCCCTAATATAATTTTCATTCTTTCTGCTAATTTAAATTTCTTTTTTGTTTCTTTATAAATTTCTTTTTTATCTTCTATCTCTTTTTTATCTTTTATTAATTCTTTTTTGTCTAATATTTCTACATTAAATTCTTTATTAATTGTTTTTTCTAACTGATTAGTTAATGAATCTATAATTGTTGATAATTTATTTTTTTCTAATTTTAATGATTCTATTTTAGAAATTATAGATTTTACTTTTTTTAATTTTGGATTTATTTCATTTTTTTCATTATCTAATTTAGATAATTCTTTTTCTGAATCTAATATGGTCTTTTCGTATACTTTTATTTCATTTCTCAAATCTTCTTCATGTTTAGTTGAATGTTCACTATCTGTTGGATTATTACAAATAGGACAGATAGGATTTTCTTTCATGTTATCTATTTTTTTTAATGTTTTTCTTATATCATTATTATTTTGTCTGATTATTTGAGATTGTGTAGAAATTTCGGATTTTATTTCGCTAATCCTATTAGTTAATTTATCTTCTATAACTTCAAAATTTTTGTTAGGTATTTCTATTTTTTTCAATTTGGTTTTATGTTTTTTCAATGATTCTGAAATTTCTTTTATCTCTTCCTCTTTTTCTTTTTCAAAATCATTTTTCATTTTTTCTAATTTTTTGAATGTATCAACTCGTTCTTTATAAGATTTCATTAAACCTTTTAATTCTAATTCTGATAATTTTATATCTTTTTTTAATTCATTGAAATCTTCTTTTGATTTTTCGAACATTTTTCCAAATACAGACAAATTCATAATATTTTCCAACAAATCACGCTTTTGACTAGTTGACATTTTGAAAAATGGAGTTGAATAATTAATATTTAAGGTAATCATGTTTTTAAAACTATCAAGAGATATACCTATCTTGTCATCAATATCTTTTTGTGTAGATTTTTTAGCTGATTTTTCTTTGTTCTCTTTATTGTCTGATTCTTCAGTCTCATCTATAAATCTAAGATAGTTAGGTTTTAATCCTCTTTCGATTCTGTAAGGATGATTATCTATTTCAAATCTAAGATGAACATGACAATCGCAATCGTTAATTGAATTTATCATTTCATTCTGATTTAGACCTCTAATGCTTTTTCCATAAATTGCAAATATAATAGAATCAACGCCTATTGTAGATTTTCCTACACCATTATTAGTCTGTTGTCCTACAACACGACCCATTACTGCATGTATTCCTTTTTTATAATCTATTTTTATAGGTTGAGATCCAACACTAAGAAAGTTTTTTATTTCACATGATTTTATATATAATTTCATTATTTCTCCGATTGTGACCTGATATATAATTCATTTGCATATATTTTTAAATCATTATATGAAATATCATTATCTTTTTCAAATTCAACACTTTCCATATATTCAATCATAAAATTTAATTCATTTCCTTCAAATTCAGTATCTATATCGACTTCTTCATCATCAATTATGACACCTTCAACTTCATCAATTATATCTAAGTTTAAAGGAGAATATGATTCTAAAAGAGTTTCATATTGTAACCTATCTTCATCGGAAATTACTTCATCTATAAAGAATTTTGTCCATGAATTTTTTGATTTTGATAACAATTTTACATTATTTTTAATTTTTGATACATGTAATTTTACATGTTTAGGACTTTTTTTGTTTTCTATGAATTTATACTCTCTTGTCTTCGTATCATAAATAGTTATTCCTTTCTTATCTCTATAATCAGCCCATGTTATTTGATAAGGACACCCACAATATTGCAGATTTCCTTTCTTTTGTCTAAGATGGAAGTGTCCAGAAAACACATCTTTAAAAGATTCAAAATTGCTTACTTTTATATTTCCTTCAAATTTTACACCACGAATCACTTCAAACCCATGTACTTCAAAATGTCCTAAACATAAATCATATTGTTTTTTACCTGTTTCTTCATATTCATTTACAATAGACATAAAATCATGATATTCTTTACTATTTTCACATAACCATGGAAATGCTATTGTTTTACACCCATCTAAATCAAATTCTTTTGTCGTTTTTATTACTTCCAATCTCTCATGAAAGTCAAAAAACATTTTTAATGATGTTATTGAAAGACTTTTTTTATAATAAATATCATGATTACCTATTAATACTTTTATTTCTAAATTAGGATGGGTATTTAATAAAAATTCAAAAACTCTGAAAACTGAAGATTTTATATAAGAATTTATTAATATCCTTTCATGAAAAACATCACCAAGGATCCATAATTGGTCGATTTTTTCATTTTTTATTGTATGGGAAACTTGTTCATAGAAGAATTCTTCTATTATGGTATTAAAGGATTCGGAATTTTTTTTAACCCCAAAATGAAGGTCACTAATTAAGAGTAATTTCATATTTTTTGACTCCTGATATATTTAATTATATCAGAAATCAATCAATATGTAAATCATTTGCCAAAGTATAAGTCATCTTCTTTTTTACTGAAGTCTTTATTTCTATAATAATCTTCAACATATTTCTTTTTTGATTCAGTTCGTTTCTTTTCTTTTTTAATGACCTGAATGAATGCATTTTTAACTATTTGTGTACAGTATGAGAATGCATTATTACTTTTTTCTGGTTTAAATGATGGGCTATATCGTAATAAGAAGAATATAGCTCTAGATTTCATTTCTTCTAGATAAGTATAACCTGAAAAATTTGATTTTGTAGCATAGTTTTCGACCAAATCTAAGAAAATTTCACCTAATCTATCTGATGCTTGACCATAACAAGGCTTTTTTTCAGCAAATTCTAATTTTTTTGACAATTTAATTATTTTTAATTTAATTTCTTCTAATTTGCCTTTTCTTGGTTTCTTTAAATTTTCTAAACGGTCTTTTTCTTTATTAAGAATATCAATTTCATAATTTAATTATGATAAAAAATTTTATTTTTTTTTTTTTTATT